CGGGCGTAAAGCGGCTGGCCGAGCGTGTTGACCGTCTCGAACGTGTCGGCGGGGGCGTGGTAGATTTCGAACAGCCCGTCGACGGCTTCGGGATAGAATACTGCCTTGTCGGTCGCGACACCGAAGCCCGCACCACCCCGGTAGCGGCGGAAGGTGATGCCGCCGAAGCTGACCTCATCGGCGATGCGCGACCGCAGGTCTGCAGCGGCTGCGGTGTTGAGGTAGGTCTCGCGGACCTCCTTGTGGGCCACCAGATCGGCGAAGAAGGCCGAACCGCATTCGGCACGCAGCGCAATCGCACCGGTGGCAAGGCCGCCCATCACATCCTCGACGCTTTCGATCAGCGCCTGGCAGCGTTTTCGCAGCGCGCCCGACGCCGGGGTGGCGTTGTCGAGATCAAAATCCACCTCGGTCGCCGGGGTAATGCCGAATTCGGTGAAATAGTTCACAACCGTGGCTCCATCGCGCGGGTCTTTCACCAGCCCCTGGATGCCGTTGAAGAGGTGATACTCGAAGGTGGTCTCGGCGTCGTTGCGCAGGCGGCCAAGCTTGCGGGCGACTTCGGCCTGCACCTGCTGGGTGGCGGATTCCGAACCGAAGTCGCGGACCTGCTGGATTTCCGAGGCCCAGATCACGTCCTGCTTCTTGAACTGGCGGCAGACAAACGCGCGCACATCGCGGCGTTCAGGGGTCTGCTGGTCATAGGCCGAACCGCGTTCCGAAAACGGGATCAGCGACAGCGTGCCGTCGCGGCTCTCGATGACAACGGTGCGCGAACGGACGCCGCGTGGCCCGAACAGGCCCGATCCGGACAGGGTTGCAGGCTTGTAAGGGATGTTTTCCAGCGCGCGGGTGAGTTCGATGATCGAGAAGGCATCGCCTTCGAAGATGTCCATGGTGGCCATGGGGTGCCTCCTTTGAAAGCGCTTCCAGCAAAAGTGGACGCCGGTTTTGCGTCCGGAAGCGCGGGATTGGATTGGGTTAGCGGACGAGGATGCCGAGCGTCAGCAGGGCTGCGTGGGCTGCGGCAATCTGCGGTGCGGTGGGCGTGCCGGGGATGCTGATCTCGTACTGGTTGACGATGGCGGGGCCGCGGATCAGCACGACGGCGTTGGTGTCGCCACCGCTGGCATCGACACTGTCCCAGAGGATCGCCGCTGCCGTCTGGGTACCGTTCGAGGCTGCAGGATCGTGGGCCGCATATTTGCCCGAGGCAGTGATCTTGCCCAGAATGGTGCCGGGTAGCAGGTTGCCAGAGGCAAGAATGACGGTGCTACGGCAATAGTCGCGAAGCGCTTCCCAGACGAGGAAGCCGCCCGCGTGCGGGGTTTCGGTGAGGATCGGCATGGGTCTATCCTTTCAGACGGAAGGTGCGGGCGATGACGTCGCCCCAAGGGCGCGCGCCTGACGGGCGGCCGGGTTGCGGATGGGCGGCGGAGATGTCGGGTTCCGTCTCGGCGCGGTAGGCCAAGAGCGCGGCGCGGACCTCGTCAAGACCGGCGTCGCGTTCGAGGAACCGGCCCGCCATTTGCGGCTGCCCGGCGAGACGGCAGAGATCCACGACGGCGCGGGCATGGGCGAGGACGTCAGCGCGCATGGTGGCGGCATCGACAACGGGGACGGCCCCACCAACATTGGCGGCACCTGATGCCAGTGGCGGCGCGTCGAGATCAGGGGGCGGATCAAGTTCGGCTGCAGGCTGTCCCTCATTCACAGGCAAGTCGTTTCCCGCGACACCTTCGGCATCGTCTTCGGACACGGGCCCCACTGGCGCAGGGTCATTATCTGACGACCCATTGCCTATGGGTTCATCTTCGGCCGCATCGCCTGCATCCTCCACCAGCACAGGCGGTGCATTCCGAAACCGACCCACATCGAACCGCGCGGCAATACGGACCGGTTCTGCGATGCGGTCGGCAAAACCGAGATCCAGCGCATCCTTGGCGTCGAGCCAGGTTTCCGCCGCCATCAGGGGGGCAATCTGTTCCTGCGGGCGTCCGGATTTGGCGGCATAGCCCTGCAGCAGGCTGCCCTTGATCTTGTCCAGCGCCTCGGCCATGGCCCGCATATCGGTGGCGTTGCCCATGACCACCCCAGCCGGATCGTGGATCATCAGGAAGGCGTTTTCCGGCATGACGACCTCGTCGCCCGCCATCGCAATATAAGAGGCAGCCGAGGCCGCGATGCCATCGATCCAGACCGTGACCGTGCCGGAATGGCGCTTGATCGCGTTGTGAATCGCAACCGCATCAAAGACCGAACCACCCGGGCTGTTCAGCCGCAAGGCCAGCGGCGTGGCATCCGGCAGTGCACCCAGTTCCGCAAGAAACCCTTTGGCCGAGACGCCGTAGGCCCCGATCTCGTCATAGATCACCACCTCCGCTCCGGTGCTTTGGGCGCGGATCGTGTACCAGCTGTTCATGCTGTTACTCCTTTTCAGTTATGGCGGTTGCGTCGGTGTCAGGTCGACGGGCTGGCGTCGCCCGCGCTCCCTGCGTCTCGCCCGGGCTGGTGCGATAGGTGAGACCCATGTCCCCGGCGCGTTTCACATCGGCTGCATTCTCGCGGTCGATTTCCTCGACGTCGTAGCCGGTGGCCTCGACAACCTTGCGGCGTGAGATGATCCCCGCCTCCATCGCCAGCACCTGCGCCTGGATGTCCTTCAATGGATCGACCCAATCCCAGCGCGGCGGGATCCAGTTCACCGGGCGATAGCGCGCGGGGGACCGGGCAAAGTCCGGCAGGTCCAGCGCCCCCGACAACACCGCCGTTTCCAGCCAGCGCGCCCAGACCGGACGGCAAAGCTGATGCGCGATCACCCCGTGCTGCAACTGCTCGACACGGCGGCGGAACTCGACCAGTTCGGCGCGCAAGGACGAATAGTTGGCCTGCCGCACATCGCCGGTCACAAGATGGTACGGCAGCCCCAGCGATGCTGAGACCGACAGCAGCGTCCGGTACTGGAACGCCTCATAGCCGCCACCGACATCGGCGGGGCTGGAGAACTTGACGTCTTCACCCGGCAGCAGCACCTGCAAGGTGCCGGGCTCCAGACTGACGGTCGCCCCACTATCGTCGGTCGCCTCGATCTCGCCCATCAGCTGTTCTTCGGGCGCGGTCTTGGTGATGAAGCCCGCGAACATCGCCGCCGTTTTTTTCCGGTCAAGTTCGGCGTCGTCGTATTGGTCGAGCAGAAACAGCCGCACCATGGCGGGTGCCACATGCGGCAGGCCCCGGATTTGCCCCGCGTCGATGGGTCGGTAGATGTGCAGAACGTCCCCAGCCGGGACGCGGACCGTTTCGGGCGCGACCATCCCCTGATCCGTGCTGTCGCCGGGATGGCGGCGGCGGAAGTGATAAGCGACGCGGCGGCCGATGGCATCGAACTCGATGCCACAGCGGATGCGATTGCCGTTGGCTGCCGCTTCGGTCTTCTCGAACGGCAGCATCTCCGATTGCAGCAGTTGCAGCTGGATCGGCACCAGCTGCCCATCCTCGGCCCGGCGCGGACGGAGCCGCACGAAGCATTCGCCCGCGACAAACATCTCGCGCGCCACCATGGCCTGCAGACCGTAGAAATCGGTCAGCCCATCAGCATCGGCCTCATCGGTCGAAGCGAGCCACAACCGCTGCACCTGATCGCGCAGGGCAGGATCCTCGATCAGCGACGAAGGCTTAATGCCGTCGCCGACCAGGTTCGACGCAAAGGCCTCACAGGCATTGGCGGCATAGCCATTGGTCACAACCAACTCGCGTGACCGCGCCAACAGACGCGGCCCACCCGAGGCAATCAGCGAGTTGATGTTTTCCAGCGGCGGCTGCCAGCCCCGCAACCGGCGCTGCGACATCGCCCCTTCCAGCCGCGCGCGCACAGCGATAGGGCCGCCGGTTTCCCGGAGGCGAAAGGCATCGAGCCAGCCCATGCGTCACAGTCCCTTGGTGGTGATCACGCGCACCTGCCGGATGATCTTGCGCCCTTCGGCCGTCGCGATCTCGCGGTCCAGGACCTCGATGGCCCGGTCGATCTCGGCAAGGCTGCGGTAGTCCACGGTCTTGCCGTCATAGCTGACCCGCGCCACGCCGCTCGAGCGTGAGGCCGCCAGTGCCTCGCGACGGGATTTCAGTTCTGCGATTGTAGCCATGTCTACCTCATGTAATTCGACGCCACAGACCTGCGCCGTGCCGGACTGCGCACCGCACGGATGGATCCTGCGACGGCTTTTTCGCGAGCCTGCTCGTCCCTGCTGTCACCAGCCACCTGCGCCTCCAGATCGGCCCAGCGCGCCTCGGACCAGCGATCGGCCCCGACGATCCAGGCGGCGGCGCGAGCGTAAACCCGGCAATCTAGCGCCTCGTTGCGCTCGCGCAGTTTCTGCCATTCAAGCCGGGCGAAGCCGCGCTTGGTGCGCACGGTGACCAGTTCTTCGGCCACCAGCTGCTTCAGCCATTCGCTTTCGACCCAATCGGGCAGATGCACGGTGCCGGGAGGATACTGCACGCCCTCGGCCAGTTCCTCCTTCGTTGGGCGCGGTAGACCGAGATGGCGGTAGGTTTCCGCCTTGAAGGTGGAAACTGCCACCGTCCAGAGCCTTGCGCCTCGACGCAGGCGTTTGCCCGCGTCGGTCACGTCGACATAGGTCGGGCCCGACACCGGGCTGGAACGATTGAACCCTTCGACGCCTTTCACGGGCGCAACTTGCGCCACCCCCTGCCGCCGCGACCAAGCATAGACGGCCGGAGCCTCATAGCCGGTGTCGATGGCAAGCTTGGCCAGCCGCAACTGCGCTCCGTTTTGATGGATCCATGTCCGATCCAGCAGCTGCGTCAGCTCCGCCCAAGCGCCCTGATGATCCGGACCACCGTCGATGACGATGTGATCGACCAGCCAGCTTGTGCCGCCCCGGCCCCAGGCCCAGACGTCGACCTCGATCCGGTCCTTCTGCACGTCGG